TCCATTCTATCCAATCTCCACACGACATTTTTGGCAAGATATAATTATCTACAATTTTATCAAATCCATCACATGTTGGTCCCCATAATGTTGATTTTATTTCATTTATAGCTCCTTCATTATCTAAATTCATAGGTTCTGGATTTAAATGAATATGATCATACAAAATACAATTAAACGACCCATATAAACTATCTGTTATCCAATAATCAATCGTATCGTCTCTTTCACGTAAACCTATAATTTTTGTAAATAATATAGCTATAGTTTCTGCGAAGTACCGTCCTGGTTCAGCAATATATTTTACATTTGGAAAAAGTTCTTTTGGAAAATATTTGTCTATTGCATTATGTATTGATTTACTCATTGCACAAATATTTTGTGAACTGAATCCACCACCAATATCTAAAATTGTCATATCAAATCCATATTCATTCGCAGCAATATCAAATAATGTACGTGCTTGTAGAATTGCATCTTCAAATACTTCTGGATTACACGCTCCAGAACCAATGTGAAAACTTATACCAACAATATTCATTTCTAATTCGCACGCACGTTGTAAAAGACCTTCCCATTCATTACGGAATGCACCATATTTATTACTCAGCACACATTGGGCAGTTGGGTCATTTGCATATATCCGTACTATGAGTTTCATAGTTGGTGCAACACGATGAATTTTTTCTAATTCACATAATGTATCAAAGGTTGTATATTGTACACCACGTTCATGTGCAAATAGAATATCTTGAATACGTTTACATGGGTTTGCATATACAATACGACGAGGGGAAACTTTAAGTGATAAGACTTTTTCAATTTCTTTAGGAGATGCACAATCGAATGATGCTCCGGATTTTGCGAGTGTTTTAATTATTTCGATATCTGGATTACATTTTACTGCGTAATGTGCTTTTATATAGGGAAAAAGCGATACCCAATTTTTATATAACTCACGTAATTTTGATAAATCATAAAGATATATAGAATCCTCTTCATCTAAATATTGATTCAACTTATCATTAAATACCTCGGCTTCATATGCATTTTCACAGATTTTGGAAGACATACAATTTGGATTTACAACCACATTATGTGGAGTATCCAGCGCGCCAGAGTTATATAATGTATAGGATAAAATAATTTTAATGCTTAAATAAATATTATATTTCATATACATAATAAAAACATGGATAGACACTTAATTTTCTATTATATTGGTATTGCACTGGTTTTTATAACACATATTTATATGCTTGTTAAAAATAAAGAATTAACTCTACATGGAACAGTTGCTTGGGTAACACATGCTATTGTTAATTTAGTTGCAGCACTATGCATTGCTTATTATTTTATGAATAAAGAAGGCTTTATTCATTTTTAATTTTAATAGACAGTAAGTGTTCGCGCCGATGGATCGGTCGCATTGGTCCATTGTGGCATCCAGAAATGGGGACAAATATGGTCTTGACCAGGAAATTCACGGTCAAAAATTTCTTTATACCATTCTTTTTCTGTTTTGTTCACTGCAAGTGCACGCTCTTGTAGAACTTTATACCACGATTTTTCGAGTGTAGATACACCATCACTAAAAGCTTCTTTTTTACGATACATTACTTCTTTTGGTAATAAATCGGGATAAAGTGTATTAAAAGCATCACGAAGAAGTTGTTTTTCCATAGAAGTAGCAGTTGGTCGACGGAAATCAACAGGTACATTGAGATACGTTTCAACATAATCAATATCAAGGAAAGGCAAGCGTGCTTCTAAACCATGTGCACCTAATGTACGATCTACGCGAAGACCATCGAAACAATGTATTTCACGCAAAAGACGGAGTGAATCGGCATGTGCTATTGCATCATCTGGTGCATAATAGTTATATAAATAGCCCATAGATACTTCATCTGAGCCATCACCATTGAGAATTACTTTAATAAATGTATTTTTACTAATATGTTTTGCAAGAAGATATTGAGGAGTACTTGCACGAATCGTTGTTGTATCATATGTTTCAAGTGCTTTAATAACTTCAGGAACTGCTGAAATTGCTGTTTCAACGTCAACTAGTACACGCGTATGGTCAGTATCAAGATGAACTACAACTTTTTGAGCAAATTGAATATCTGGAGCATTTTCATCAAATCCAATACTAAATGTTTTTGGGTTTTTTAATCCAAGTATTTTTGTAGCTACAGCAACAACTAAAGAACTATCTAGACCTCCTGACAAGAAAAATCCAATATCACGTTCACTATCGAGACGTATTTTAATAGCATTAATAAAAGTATCTGTAATTTGTTTATAATATGTAGCTACAAAAAATTCAGAATTATTTTGTAAAAATGGCATAATTTTAAAAGATGTAAATGCATCTTTACAAGACATTTTGAAAGTTCGTGATGATATATATTTTATTTCCTCATCAAAGAAATGTCCAGGTGGAAAATGATAACATAGTGGGTTATTTTCATTTGATGTGATGGCTTTTACAATACCACTCATCATACTTGAAAGTATAAGACCATTGTCTGTAAATCCATAATATAATGGTCTTACACCGAAAGTATCTCGTCCAATAATTAAACGTTCGTACCCATCAGGATTTTTAACATATGCAATAAATGCAAATTCACCTCGAAGAATTTTTAAAACACTATGAATATCAAATTTATAATGATGCATTAAGTGCCCAATAACTTCACAATCAGATGATGATTTCATTTGAAAAGAAAATTGTTGAATAAGTCTTTTATAATTGTAAATTTCACCATTACATATTAATTCAATGTGTGTACCATCTGGAAAATTCATTATAAATGGTTGGTCTCCATCAGATGTTAAATCATGAATTGCTAAACGATGAAATACAAAGAGATGCCTATCACCAATATGATGGTGACTTTTATCTGGACCACGACATTGAAGACTTTGTGAAGCATCTAGTGCATTTTTAAAATTTTTAGGGAATTCCTTGGTATTATCAATTGTATAAATATTAGAAATAGGTGTCTGTAAAATATATGCCCATATTCCACACATTTTAAAAACAATTAAATTGAATAGTTTCTATAGTAAATAAGAATTACTCTTATATCACTATAACAGTCGCAATAATAGTATGATCCATTATGAACCATTTCTAATTAATTGAAGTGTTGTAGTATATTTAAATGCAAATTTATCTTGAACTCCTAAATATAATTCTATGACATTTTCTTTCATATATATTCCACTTACAAATTCGAGTCCAAACGTAATTAACCAAAATGGTGTTGAAATATTTGTTACTTGTTTACTATTCATATCAATTTCTATCCAATGATGCATATATGCAAGTTGCGATTTATGTTGTTCATTTTCATTGAGTATTACGTCATGTACAACACATCCATATAAACTTCCATGTAAATAGACTAAACTTGTTGACCCTCGAAAGTTATCAATATCTAAATTATTTCCACAAGTTATATCACCAATTTTAACAGCTGCAAAAGACTGCCATTCATTTTTAGAATTTTTTATTTCAGTAAGTTGATATATATGTTTTTTATATATATCAAATAAACATAATTTAGAGTCATATATAAATGGACAAATATTTTTAACAGGTGGAGCTCCAAGATTAACATATGAAACACGTGCTATAGCTGTAGTATCTTTATTAAAATATCCTACAACAGTTTCACTATTCATTGACTTATTTGCATGTGTACATGTAGCTACAAACCATAATTTATTTTCATAATTACATAAACGTAAATCTTCCAGACCTCTATAACGATTTATGTTTTTTTCAAGAAGATTTTCTAAATTTGTAATAATTGAAGTTGTTTTCGTTTCACAATTGTACAGTATAATGTAATTGTCTTCATCTATTGATGTTTGTTTATTTGCACGTAAATAAATATATGGATATGCCATACTTGGATTAAATACTACATGACCTTCTGGTAATTGCTTTTCATCAAATAATTTTTCTCCTTTTCCAGGTAATTTACGCATAATAATTGGTTTTGGCATTTTAATTATATTTTTATAGTTTATTTTCCTTAAACAGATTTAATAAGAGTATATACATGATTTTGGATAAGGATAAAATATAGCTCCCCATGAACGTTCAATATAGTGCCCTGCTTCAGGATTTGAATGTGAATCAATATATTTAATTAATTTTTGATATCGTGTTATTGGATGTTGTATTATATGTTCACGTGCAACTGCAATAATTCCATAGTAAGAAAAAATGTGTACTTTTAATTCTGGACCAAAATTTTCATCATACCATTTACCAAATGGACGAACTGGAGATTTTTGAAGTTGCGATTCGGGATTTTCATTTAAATTATCTTTATTTGATGCGGCCCATGTATCTAATGTAAAATTATACATATGTGTACGAACATCATCTAACATGCCACCTTGTAAAACAGTTGTTTTTGTATTCATAAGATGATTATATACTTTCATTGTAAAAGCACGTTTATGATTATCGGTGCAAGATGCTGGGAGAAAAAATGTAACTGGTGCAAGTGAATCATAATTTTGAATTATATGATATAAATATGTATGATCACATCTTCCTACATTATCAAGATCTATCACTTTACAATGTTTATTAAAACAATTATCTGGTAAACGAGGACCTTTATTATAACATATCATATCAAGTGAATTCCAAGGAGATTCTGTAAACCAATCAGTTTTTTCATTATATCTTGCAACGACACATTGAATAAATGAAGTATCTGGTTCGCTTTCAAAATACTCTAGACGTGAATAAAGATAGTTTACTATATAAGCTAATACAATGCAAGCAAGTAATAACAAAAATAGCATTGTTTTTCGTGATATATACCTCAGTTTTTTCACCATCCCTTATAATTATTTATCTTTTCTTTTTTGATGAAGATGCTGATGTTGGACGAGTTTGACGGTCAAGTTCATATTCTTCTTCAATAGTATTTTTATGTTCAATCCAGACTGCTTTCAGTTCTTGTAACTCATCATACCATATTTTTTGAATTGGTTTTGCACGTAGTTCTTCAATAAGTATTTTAATACCTTCTGCTTCTTTTTCAAGTTGATGTTTCTTCTCAAAAGTCAATTGATGAATTGGCATACGTGTAAGATATGAATAACTTGGTTTTTCTGCAACTATTTCAACACCTTCTGTTGGTAAATTCTCTTCATCATCAACTGATGGTGGTTCTGGTGTAGTTCGTGGACTTTGCGCTTTTTCAGCAGTAGCATTTCCAGTAAGATTAGACTCTGCAAGTGTTGGATACTTTAAATGTGCAAGTTGCTCATTGACTTCTTTAATTTTCTTATTCATAATAGCAATTTTATTACTAATTATATCTTGAATAAATCGTACTTTCGCAGAAATAAGTGTATATTGTTTATCAAGTGCATTTAGTTGATATTTCTTACGTTCAAAGTATTTTATAAGTCTAACTTGTGCCCAATCTCGCACAACATCATTTGTATCTTTATATTTTTTAATTGCACCTTGCTCAGTATATAAATGTATATTATTTAAACTGAGATTCTTTGATGTAGCTAATTTAAATTCAATTTCAAAATCTTTCTCAATTGCAGAACGGACACCTGGATATAGTTTAAGAATAAATTTGACATTTTTTGAAGTATAATGATTTTCAAAATCTTTAAGAACAGGGCTTCCATTTGCAACCATTCCTTCTAGGTAATCTTTATAATCTTCTGTCCAAGTTCCAATAGGTAATTCTTGAATTTCAATAGTTTGATCATCAATCCAAGTATATTTACCTCGGCTTACAAATGTTCCTTCTTTATTTGGAACAATTTGACCTTGGAATCCAAGATACCAAGGGATCATCAGTTTACTAAGTTTTGTTTTTCCAATAATACTACATGCTTCCTTCAGTTGGTCGGATGTATTAATTTTAGCATTTGAAAGTGTTTCAGTTGTGTTGAGTTTATTAATAATTATTTCACATTGTTCGATAATATCACTCGGATTATGACAAGGAACATTTGTTGAAAACCCAGTTCCAATACCAATTGCACCATTGATAAGAACAAGTGGAATAATTGGTATATAATATGTAGGTTCAATATCTAGTCCATCATCATTTTGATATTCTAGAATTGGCAAATCTTCATCACGGAAAAGTGCCCGTGCTACTTTTGAAAGGACCGTATAGATATACCTGGGAGATGCTGAATCTTTACCACCTTGAATACGTGTTCCAAATTGACCATTTGGTTGAAGTAAATTCATATTATTTGCACCAACATATACTTGTGCCATACCAGTGATTGCTTGTTGCAAACTTGTTTCACCATGATGATATGCTGATACTTCTGAAATATATGCAGCCAATTGTGCTACTTTAATTTCACCTTTGAATAACTTTCGTTTTAAACATCCAAAGAGAATCTTACGATTTGATTCTTTAAAACCATCACACATACAGCTGATTGAGCGTTCAATATCGCGATTGCTAAAATGAATGAGTTCTTTATGAACAAATTCTTCATATGGAATAATATTACTTTTGTAATCTAATACACTTGACCGATTATATTTCATTAGCCACTCTTTACGGTCGTCAGCACGTTTTTTATTAAATGCTAAATCAAGACTTTCATCAGATGTTTTCAAATTATAATGATAGGTTGTAATTTTCATATTACTGAAATATTCTTTTGCTTCAGACTCTTTTGATGTACCAAGACCCTTATAATATTTGATTTTCCATCCATTGAGACCTTTTGTTGATTTTTCTTTTACATCTTTCCATTTCTCATAATCAGGTAAATTATAGAAACTCACTGTTTCACCTTCAGTATGCGTAACTTTTACAATAGGTGTACGCATTGATGTCAAGAACCCTTCCATTTTATAAAGCGATGGCCAAAGTGATTCAAAGAGATTAAAAAGGAGTCCTTTAATATGGAAACCATCCTCATCTTGATCACAAATCAGCATAATCTTACCATAACGCAGTTGAGATAAGTCTCCATATGTTTTCCCTTGTTGCAGTCCAAGAATTTTCTTCAAACTTGTGATTTCTTCATTCTCAGCAATTTTAGTAAGTGATGCTTCCTTTGCATTAAGAATTTTACCTCTAAGAGGGAAGACACCATACTTATCACGTCCTACTATACTCAAACCTGCAATAGCCATAGTTTTTGCAGAATCTCCCTCAGTAAGAATGAGCGTACATTCTTGACTATTTTTAGTTCCTGCCCAATTTGCATCATCTAATTTAGGTACAATGATACGATTAGTTTTTTTACCATCTGTCTTTGCTACCTTCTTTTCTTGATGAAATTCTGTCAAACGAATAGCTTTTTCAATAAGACCACTCTTGTATAGTGCTGTCATAAACTTATCACTGAGTTCGCATTTAGAACCAAACTTTGAAATGGGAGTTGTAAGTGCATCTTTCGTTTGTGTATCAAAACTAGGATTCACAACGAGACATTTCACAAAGACTGCTAAATTATCTTTAATATGTTGGGCTTTAACTTCTTTCTTTGTTTTTGATGCTACCATTTCTCCTAAACGTTTTGTAATTTGACTAGTAATATATTCGATATGCTTTCCACCACGAGATGTATTAATACCATTCACGAAAGAGACTTGTTCAAATTGTCCTTCACTATAAGTAGCAATAACTTCCCATCGGTCTCCACCACATGATTCCATTGCTCGTGGATGACTATCTTTTGAGCCAACATACAAATCAACATATTTTTCAAAATTTTTGATATCCACTTTCTTATCATTGAAATAAATTGTTACAGCACTGTCTGTTGTAGCACAAGCATCTATTGCACGTTTATGAAATAAATCGTAAATATCTTGAGTGATTCCTTTCAGACCAAAGCGTGCATAATCTGGAAGAAAACGAATTTTAGTATAAGGGCTTTTAGTATTTGATTTAATAGTGGGTTTATCAACTTTTTTCATATTATCTGAAAAACGTTGTGTGTATTTTCTTTCACGGCGATGATCAACTGTTTCAATAATAAACTCCTTGCTGAAGATATTCGTCAATTTGCTTCCATAGCCATTTTTACCACCCCATAATTTTTCCATATCTTGGTCATAATTTGTAGACGTCAAAAGTTCTCCAAAAATAAGTTGTGGAATATACATATCATAGGATGAATGCTTTTCAATATCGATTCCATCACCATCATTCGTTATTTCAATATATCCACTGGCTTTATCAATTGAAATTTGAATTGTTTTAAGAGGCTTAACATCCTTTTTGCCTTTCTTAATTTCATCCTTTAGTCTCATTGCATGATCAAGTGCATTGACAACAATTTCATCGTAAATTTTAAAAAGACCTGGTACATATGTGAGTGTTTTTTTATTCATGCGATTTTCAGTGGCATTATAAACATATGATTCAATTTGAGATGCTTCTACGCTACCAATATATGTATCAGGAAGTTGATAAATGTGATCTCGTAATTCATGTTTCTTATATTTATCATCAACTTCTTTTTGCGACATTCTATTAGTTATTCTGTAAAAATATAATAAAATAGATATCAATTTTTATTTTCACTTAAAATTTAACTACTCTTCATCTATTTGTATATCTCCAACTCTAGGTTTTTGCAAAATTTTATATTTTGGTATCGATATTTCATCTAATTCATGTTTTTTAATAATTGCAGTTTTAGTTCTCTGACGGAGTCTTTCAGCAACACTTTGTGATTGCGAGTGTGAGTGTGATTTAGTTTTAGAATGTATTTCAGTATTTATTACACTCATTGAATTTGTATATGTGTATTGTCCAGTAGAATTAGAGACACCCATCATATATAATATTTGAACTATTTCATTTGCAATAAAAGAAACTGGTTTATTTTCAATATCAATGCAAACAATTGGATATCCGTGAGTTGCAGCCCAATAATAACTTATTTCATGTAAAGTATGCAATTGCTTAATATATTTTATGTCAATCTTTGAATATAATTCATTATCAATATCACGTAATCGTTCCATACATTTTTCAGGATTACTACGAAGATATATATATCCTGTAGGACTCCATATATGACTATTTTTTTCATAAATTGCTAATATTTCTTGTACTGCTTCTTTGTTCAATTTATTCATTTCTTTGTATATTGGTATAAAAACTTGTGTTTGAAAATATGGAGATCTATCCATTATAAGAATACTATCTTGTTTTGGTTGAATCCAACATCTGTCCAATAATATATTCGGTTGATTTTTCTCATCATTTAGATAATAGGATGTTTTTGATGGTTCAAAATCAATAGGTAATGTAAAATTTCGGTGTAAATAATCTAAAACTTCATTTTTAATTGAGCCAATGTTTCCATCAATTGTAAATATTGGCATTTAAATTTATTATATATGTATACTTGTTCAATGTATATTATAGATAAATATTAAAAATAACCTTAAACACTTTTAATGAAAAATTGCATGTGTTTTCATTTTCATTACTGTTGATACTTTTGTTACAGTAAGAGGCTGTCTTGATTTTAAATCTTTTAATGCACAATGTATATGAATTTCAATAATATGTATTAAAATATTCATTGCGGGTGGACTGATAGTAAGTTTATGTTGTTTTAAAAGATTACGGACATAGGCTTTAACATCTTTATTTGTACATATAAAATGTATCAAGTGATTTGAACCTCCACCAATAAATGTTGCGGATGTATCAATTGCTGGACGAAGAACACCTCCTGCAAAATCAACAGTTGATATAGATTGTTCTGCACCATTTGCCGCTGAATATGGATTTGGGTCAATAGAATATCCACAGTATTCTGATGGTAAACGTGACCCACCATGCATTTCAAAATGGTTTCCTTTATGACTACATTTTGTTTGAATGTATGATTTTATACTCTCCATATGTGAGAGTTGTAATTTTTTAACATTATTCGCTAATGCTACAACAATTGCGATCGATGTAATATTATATATCATAATTTCATAATGATTTTTTAATGCTGTTTTAATGGCAGAAATGTCGGCATTTTTTGTAAATTCTATATCCATGAGTTGAATACTTTTATCGACTAA